CGTTAATTCATCATTATTATTCTTATCACTAACAAAGTTTAAAGTTCCTTCCATTGAATGAAAATCAAGGGGAGCAACAATTTGCTTAATTTTATCGTGGAATGCAAATCCTCTTTTCAGAAATGTGCATTCTAAGATATCCTTAAACATATTGTCGTTCGTCCATTCACCTTTATTCGCAGGAGTGAACCCTAAACCTAGAGATTTCATAACTATCGCATAATTACGAGGGTTAAAAATACCTCTGATTTCTGGGCGTACATTCATAATGACATCATCACCATAAACAGCATCCTTAATATCCATTCGTAAGAAAGATAAATCTTTTCCTGGGACTAACATTCTATAGCCATAAGCTATATACATCTTGTTTATACAAGAGTTATAAAAAGCAGTTATCGCTGCTCCGCTCGGTAGTCCATGGGTCGTGATTATTTTCTTACTCTTGGATGTTATGGGTGTGCTTATAATACATTCCATCATTTGATCATACACTTTTAAAACTTCTTCATCACTACTTAAGGAAGTTGAGAACACTTTGTTAAAATGTTTATAATCTGGTTTAATCCGCTTTCGTAAGATTGCATTCAATCTTCTTTGAAAAGCCGGGTGCATATAATTATCATAATTAGAATAATCACCATCAAAAAGACGGCGTCCAAACTTCGTTATGCAATTATAAAACTTTTCCCAATCACGAGAAAGGGGATTAATACCAATCATAATACCATTAACAAATTTTTCTCTTGCAACTTTCACTAACAAATCACCTAAAAAGTACCTTAAAAATAAGGTACTGACTAAATGATAATTAGTGAAAATTCGCACTTTCTTAGGCATTGATAAAGGGTCTTTGAAATCAGAGACATCTTTAAGCTCATCTTTTAACACGACAGATGCAGTATCACCAAAATCATATCTATCATTCACTATCATATCAACAAATTGATTTACCTTTTGTAAACAAGGTTCACGTAGTTTACGTTGTTCGTAATCTATGTAAAACTCCTTCACTCCTGGTAAATCAACTCCACACGACGTACTTGGATCTATTCTATTAAGACCTTCAGGATTTCCTGCTATTAATTCATCTATATCTAAGGGTTTTGATTCCTTTGGTAATATATCATCTAAACTTCTAGCAGCATATTCTAAAGGTTCTAATTGAACTTCTCCAGGTAACTCTAACATCTTTTCACTCAATACATCTGTATCCTTCATCTCCGGAGGTAACTCCAGGGCAGGTTTACGATATGTTGGAAACATACCATAAACTCGCGATTTCACATACTTAGATTTATTGGGTGAAAAGTAGCTAAAGTTTCCTATTACTTCACAGCCAGATCTTTTCTCACCGGTGAACTTGATTGGTATCACTTGTCCATTTTCCATAAAATACTCTCGTATTTTATTTCGAC